CCTGCAACTTTCAATGCAGCTTTATAAGAAATATTTTCTTTTTTTGCTACACTTTTAACATGTTTAATCCATGGTGATTCACCACGTGATTTGCGTGATTTACTTTTACGTGCGCGTTTCTTATTTTTTTTAGAAAGACACTCTTTATATTTCTTTGTGCATGATCTACGTTTACGTCTTTTAGTAAATGAATGTTTAGATTTACCTTTACGACTAGCTTTCTTAGATTTTCTTTTTCCTTTTCTCTTAACTACCATTTTACCTTTAGTTTTAGTGGGGTGTTTTCCAGATTTAATCAAGTTCCATTCTTTACGTGCTTCTGGTACAACATCTCTAACTGATTTACCGGGATTAGCGGCTAACTGTGTTTTTACAACATCTAACCAAGTTACTGCTGGCATTATATTAATTATACAGATAATAAATATAACGCAGATTTCTAAATATCTAAACTTACTGTATTTTTATCAGATTTTTGACGTCTTTTGGATCTTTTTGGCATATTTTGATTTGAAAGTTCTTTTAAATCTGAAATACTAATGGTACTAGAATTACCGTCATCTTTTGATGACGTTTTTACAGTTTTGGATTTTAAACCAGATAATAATCCAGATACATCAGTAGGTCCTTTCATTTCAGGACGAGAACCTCCTCTAGCAAATCCTCCAGGTGGACCACCACGATTACTTTTCATAACTGGATCTGCTGGTGCACCAACTTGAGAAATATTAATTCCATCATTAGGTCCTCTACTAAAGTTTAAATCCGGTCTTGATCCTTGCCTACGTGGTGGTGGTGGTGCACCAGGTCCTTGTGTTGGCATAGTAGGAGGAGCTGACATTCCGGATGGAGGTCGCATTTGAGAATTCATTACACCCCCCATAAATCCACCTAATCCTGGATTACTTTCTCCCATTTGATTAACAGCTGCCTGTGTAAACTGTTGCATTAATTCAGGATTTTGTCTCATAATATCATCCATACCTGGCATAGCAGATTTAAACATAGTATTTGTCATATGTACCATAATAGCACTACCACCTAATTGAAATAATAATTTAAGTTCTGGTGCCATAGTAGCCTTAGATTTGTATTTCTCATGTAATTCAGCAAAAATTTCATCATAATCATCAATATTCTCATTTACTTGTTCACCCCATCCATCTAAATGAATATCAAAGGGATCAAATTTATTATTAAGAAACTCCAACCCCGTAATTGCAGCCATTAACATACGCCCTTGAAATTTACATGAATTTTGTCTTTCCTTCTCATTCACTAAAGTCTCGTATTCACCCTGCATCTCAAGTAAAGAAGATTCCATAGTATATTTCTTTGATAATGAGATACCCTTTTTCTCTAAAGCTTCTAGTTTTCTAAGATACTTAAACTTTTCTCTTAATGTTTCCTCTTGTGACAACCTTGGTTTAGTTGGGATATCTTTTGTCGGATCTACCGGAATATCATTAAATTTACTATAACCGTCCCATGTTTTAGTATTCTCTTTTTTACCATCATCTTTATTTAATTTAAATATTGGTTTAGAGTTATCGCTACCACGAGATCCTAAAGATCCTAAAGAACCACTATCACCACTATTTAATGAACCTTTATCATTAATGTCTAATTTAATACCAGATATAGGTGCGCTAAATAAAGAAGATTTTGCTTCACGAGCACTAGTTTTTTTTACACCACCTGATAAATCGTTCAACTCTGCTTCTAATGATTGTAAATCTCCTAAATTAATATCACTTTTTGGAGAAGATGCACTAGACGCGTCAGTAGGTTTCTTTTTTTCATTCATTAACATTTCTACACCAAGTAAATTACTTGATTCTGATTTACTAGAATTTAACTTCAACGATGGACCAGCATCAATATTGTCAAGATTTATTGTTTGAATATCCATTCCTTATGAATTAAATAGATCATATAATTTTAAGTAAAACGAAAATAATATTATATATTACTCAATGTTGTTTTTACTTTTATTAAATTATTATCTTGTACATACCAAATACCTTGTAAAAATGAATCTGCTAGATCATCTTTCTTCTTACTACTTACAAAGTTGGAATCCCATATTTTAAATTGATTATTATTAGAAAGTAAGTCTAATGTAACTTTGATACCTAATTTCTTTCTCTCATTGTATGTAGTTTTTCTCTTAACCCATTGCTTTAATTTATTAGATGCTGATATAAATTCTATGGTTTTTGTATCATTCATAATAAAATATTGAGCTATCATACCCTGAATTGTTTTCATTCTATTTGCTATTGGACTAATTTGATTTTCTATTATTACGCAATCTATTTTTATATTTTCAAATTCCTTATTGAATTTTTCACAAATCTTTCTACCTAACATTACCATGTTCATAGAACCACATTTTTTTTCTGAAATAACATCAAAACATTTATCTTTTATTAAATTGTCCAGCATTTCTATTAATCGTGACTTTCTGTATTTTAAGTTTTCATCTAAGACAATACCTTGTTTTTTTACTAATGATGTTAATCCCTGACATGTTTTTCTCTTATATTTTATTGGATTTAATTCTGTATTTGCTATTATGTAATTCTCAGAATTCTTAGCATGTTTTTTACAAAAATACTCATTATTTTTACAATATTTTGCTTGATATTTACATTTATCACCATTTTTCTTATATACTCCACAAGTCATTTTTTGATCAGAAACAAGATCTAACACATTCCATTTGGCTATACAGAAATCAGTCTCATCTTTTAAATGAAACAAACAATATGCCAAATTTTTTATTCCGACATCTATACTTAATATGTACATTATGATATAATGTATAATAATATTTATATAATTATTATTATACTTAATTTGCATTAGGTTTTTGTAACAATTGATACTGACTAATATCAGGAACACTCATTCTGCATTGCAATTCGTGTCTATTTAAATAAATATTTTTTAAATCACTTCCTTCATAACCAAAAGGTTGTGTTTGTTCAGTACAAGATGTAAATAAATATGGATTATTTGATGAAGGATTACTTGTATAATATGGGCAACCACAACATTCACCACAAGCTTGTCTTTGATCATATTCAATGATTTGATCAGCATTTTGTTGTAAATATTTTCTATATTGCCAATTACTTTTAATACCTGCTTCTTGTCTTAAAGTTTTATTAACAACTGCTCCTGGTTGCCATTGAGCGTAATTTCTACCATCTGTCATAATAGGTGGAAAACCAAAATGTATATTATTAGATCCAGCGTAACATGTACCCCAACTCATTTATATTACTTTAAGATAATAATTCTACTAATTCTTTCTTTTTCATTTTTTTAGCTCCAGCCTTATCAGCTAAACTTCTCGTTACTACTAATTCTCTCAATTTACCAACATTTAACTTCTTAAAGTCTAATTCGGCTGTAACTTCTGTTGCTACTTTCTTAACATTCAACAACTCTGCTACATTACTAATGTCTTCTGTTGAAAGTTCAGTTGCTTCTGTTTCATCATCACTGTCCTCGTCATCCTCATCATCATCCTCATCATCCTCATCATCATCATCATCATGTCCTTCTAATTCATTATCAATAACATCATCGTTTGTTGATGTACTAAGAGAAATCTCTTCTAAAGACTCATCATTTAAATTAATTTGTTTATTAGCACCACCACTTTCTAACTCTACAACTTTAATACCATCATTATTAGATTCATTGTTATTATTTAGTTCAGAACCAATAACCATGTGTTTTGTTTCTTCATTTTCATTTACGCTATCGCTATCAGAATCACTATCGCTATCACTCTCACTACTAGAGTCATCTGATACAACTTGTCTATTATCTGCAACATTATTTACATCAGATCCATCAAATGGACTAGCTGATACCGGGTTTTCTGTAACAGGAGCATTGTTGTTAGAATACGTACCTACCATAACACGTTGTTCTAAAGCTGCATGAGAAGCAGCTAACGCTTTATTTAGATTCAACATACCTTGCAATTTATTATCCCATTCATCCATTCTTTGTTTAACATAGAAAACAACGAGACCAACTAAAAGTAAAGTTACGCCAATTGAAATAGTAAAACCTGAGCCTTCAAGACCAAACATTATATTAATCAATAATCATATATTTAAATAGTAATATGAACGTATTATTCTAAATATATTAACAGCCTAAATTTTTTGACAAATACTTATCAGTATTATTTATCATATCACTTGGGTAACCTAAATCTTTTAATACTTTAACACCACCTTTTACTTCTGAAATTCCTTGGTTTAAAATATAATCATATTCAAAAACCTCATTCTCGTTATTAATTTGCATATGCATATTTTTTATATTAATATCAGAATTATCTATTTTTTTACATAAATCAATATAATGAGTTGTAATTAAGAAAGATACATTATCATATTTTGAGAGATAATCTAGATATGAATAAGCACTAGCCATAGCTTCATAAGGATTTGTACCTGAATATATTTCATCAAAAATACAAAAATGTTTTTCACTTGATTTAGATTTACTAATTATTTCCATTATTTCTTTACATCTCCTAGCTTCTGCTTGAAATAAACTATCTCTACCAGATGTGTCCGGTATATTTAAATAACAGTGAATATACTTAAACGGTGTAATTTTTGCAGATTTATAAAACCCAAAACCTATTTGTTGACTTAATATAACATTAAATAACGTAGTTTTTAAAATAGTGGTTTTACCAGCAGCATTTGGACCAGTGATTAAAATATTATTTTTTAATGAATAATCATTTTTAACACATTTATCTTTATTATGTAATGGTGCAAAATAAGCTTGTTTAAATGAAGTTGTTTTACTAGAGATTTTACATTTATTTATATTACAATTATTAATATGGTATTTAATTCCATTTATATGATCAAAATAAGCATTTAAACCAAATACATAGTTCATTGTTTTATTAACTTCTTTATTTTTATAAAATTCATAAAAATGTTTCATTTTATAACCAATATTAGATATAGGTTTTACCCCTATTTTGAATGGTTTTATTTTTTGAATATATCCAGATAATTTAACTAATCTCTCACGATGTAATTTCAAGTTATCATTAAAAAGTCTATATGCTGAATTATTAAGATTTTCAGAAATTTCAAGATACGCATCTATTTGTTTAATTGAATGATCTGCTACTTTTTTGAATTTATTTAATGTATCTTCCATATAATACTGGTTTTTATAGAATCTATAACATGATAATATGTTTTGATATATTTGAAAGAAATAAAACAGTACAGAAACAATAGTATATACACGATTATCCCAAGACATGTTTTCCATACGAAATAATCTTCCAATAGGTAATTTTGAAAATAGCTGTTTTAATATTTCAAAATACTTGGAAACACTAATGTTTATCCTTTGGATTTTCAACAAAAAAAAAGGTACTATTAATAAAAATACAGGTAGTAGCAGAGAGAATACTGGTGATGATAAACTATATATACTCATTAATTGTAAAAAACTCTCATTTTTATTTAAGTATTCAAAAAAATCCCAATCAATATAATGATATTTTGATAAAAACCCTGTATCATTTTTTACTGATAACCATAGTTTAAAAATATCGTCTACATCTTCACATGGAGCTACATTAACTTTTTTATACAGGGATTGACTACATTTTATATATTTTTTATCATATGATACAGTTTTTTTCCAAGCATCAAGAAGTTCTAAACCAATTTCTGTTTTAGGTAAAAAAATATTGTTATAAAGACTTTTTCTAGTTATACCTTCTTCAGTTGTTTTAATATTATTTAATTCAATGTCTTCACATATTGTAGAATTGATTTCATTTTTTTTTGAACAATACTCAATAGGCAGTTTGAATTCATGTATGTCTTCTATCTTATTCATTTAAACACTGAAAAGAATAATATAGTTTATTTTTTACGACTAATTACCAATTATTTCACGATAATTAGCAGGAAGCTCATTAATTTGTGTATGATAATGTGCTTCAATATTTTTAATATATCTAAAGTCCCTCTTAGTTACAAAATTAATCCCGATTCCTTTTCTACCCCATCTACCACTACGACCTATCCTATGAAGATAAGTATGTACACACTTAGGTACATCAAAGTTAATAACAATACTTACTTGCTGAACATCAATACCACGAGCAGTTACATTAGATGAAACCAATACACGAGTCTTACCCTGTTTGAAATCTTTATAACTCTCTATACGTTGCTGTTTATCCATACTACTATGGATTGCACCAACTGGATAACCATCTTCTAGAAGAGCTGAATGAAGATCTTGTACTCGCTTTACACTATTACAATAAATAATACATTGACTTACTGAAAGTGAATCATAAAGATCTTTTAAAGTTAAATATTTTCCTTGATCATCTTCCATGTTAATATGAAACTGTGAAATTCCCTCCAAAGTAAGCATCTCACTCTTCACTAAGATACGTACAGGATCACGCATAAACTTTTTAGAAAGTTCAGCTATTTCATTTGGTACCGTAGCACTATATAAACACAACTGAATGTCTTTTGGCATGTATTGAAATATATTATATACTTGATCTTTGAATCCAGTTGACAACATTTCATCTGCTTCATCTAATGTTAACACTCTAATATGTTTTACACTTAGATGATTTCTACGAATCATATCATGGATACGTCCTGGTGTTCCTACAACAACACTAGGAGGTCCTTCTTTATCCTTTAGTTTTTTTATATCTTCATCTACACTGTTTCCACCAACTAGTAATTGTACTTTATAATTTTTAAGATAACTACCTATAGCAATAAATACATTTGAAATCTGCATAGCCAACTCTCTAGTAGGAGCCATAACAATAGCTTGAGTAGTTTTTTTACTAGTATCTATAATGTTCAATGAACCTACAGTAAAGGCTCCTGTCTTACCAGTTCCTGACTGAGCTTGAGCAATCATATCCCTTCTATCAACCATAGGTGGGATAGCTTTCTGTTGAATTGGACTGGGATTCTCAAAACCATAGGCATAAACGCCACGTAGTACTGCCATATCACAGTTTGGAATATCATCCCAGCCTTTTAATTCTAAATAATCTTCTAACTTTAAGGAACTAACGGATTCTGTTTCATCAGAGTCCTCAGTTTTATTTTGTGTGCTTTTTTCGTTTACGAAATCTGTCATCTTATATTAATAGTCAAAAATTCTTTTTAAACCAGTTCAATTTTATAGATAATATTATTATAAAAAATTGATATAGAAGATATTATATCTTATATAGTAAAGAAAGATGGCTAGTGAATTGGGACTCAAACCACAAGTTTATACACTCCAGGATTTCGTTCGTATCAGCGAAAATATAGAATTTGATATACATGAAGATGTTATCAAAATGATAAATATGTTAGCTGATAAAGTAGGCGCACCGTCTTATCAAAGAACACCGAATTTTAAAAATCGTGAACATCGCAGCGGTGGGCGTGGAGGTGGAGATCGGCGTCGTAGAAAGAAACAAAATTTAGAAATTAGTGATGCTGATTGGGAGGCTATTCGCAGTTTTCAAGCTACTGAACTAGAGCAAAAAGAAGGTATTGATAAATTAATTGATAACATTAAAGGAGAAATTAATAAGCTTACAGACATGACTTATGATACACAGTTAGAAAAAATATGTGATATCCTTAAAAACTTGTCTTCTAATGATTTATTTGGTGATGATGACAGAAATAAAGTTGGTGAAGTTATATTTGAAATAGCCAGTACTAATAAGTTTTATTCCAAAATTTATGCCAAGTTATTCGCACATATTAATAAAGAATTTGACTTTATGGATGGCGTATTTAATCTAACTAAAAAAAATTATATGAGTAAACTAACTAATATTGAGACTGTTGATGCAAAGAAAGATTATGAAAAATTCTGTCAAATTAATAAAGAAAATGAAAATAGAAAAGCTCTATCTTCATTCTTTGTTAATCTAATGAAAGAAGGTGTTATCAGTACAAGTATTGTATTTGAAATAGCTAACTCTCTTATGAACAAATTAGATGATAATCTTAATAACGATACTACTGAGATAATTGATCAGCTTAGTGAAAATATTAATATCATCATTTGTGAATCATGGGAACATTTTACCGATGATGATGATTTTGATGATGAATGTAGTGAATTAAAAGATCGTGTAGAACATGTATCCCTACTTAAATCTAGAGATTGTAACGGATTAAGTAATAAAACTGTATTTCAATTTATGGATATAATTGAAAATATTAATTAATATCAAATGTAAATAAAGATTTTAAGATAATAATTAGTAATGGATTCTTCTAATGGATTTACATATGAAATAAATGAAATTTCAAATAAATCTACTCCAACTGATTTATCACAATTGAAAAATGAGGTTTTTGATGTAAAGAATAATGAAGCTAAATCAATAGATTGGTCTACTGATTACTTGAAATTACAACTTCACTATACTGATAATTTTACAGTAAAAGATCTACATAAAATATGCGATTTCTATGAGATTGACAAAAGGAAAAAAAGGAAAGATGAGATAGTAGGTGATATTGTATTGTATGAATTAGATAGTAATAATACAGTTGTCGTGCATAATAGAAAACGATTATGGTTTTATATTGAAGAACTAAAAAATGATAAATTTTTTAAAAAATATGTTATATGGGAATAATTTAATCACTTTTTTTTGTAATTAAATTATATATGGTTAACTCAAAACTTAATCCAGAAATAAACTACATTGAAAATAAAGGATTAGATCCAGAAGATTTGGAATTTGATGCGCAGCCCTGGGAAGTTACTATGTTAGGTGAAGATATTACCATTGCATTAGGTAATCCAAAATATAAACATGTTAAAAAGAATATTATCTATTATCCTATTTATTTAATTAAAAATGATCAGGTAGATACACAAATTGGTGTATATGAAATTATATCAGATCAATTAGCTAGTTTGTTAGATGAAGATGGTGATTTAGATATAGATGCTTTAGAGCCCTTATTATATTCATTTGTAAATAAAGGTATGTTATATACTGAAACAGGCGATGATGTTGCTCCTGAAGAACCAGATGAAGATGAAGATGAAGATGAAGATGGAGATGAAGATGAAGATAAAGATGAAGAACCAAGCGAAGATGAAGATAATAATCAAGATGATGGTGAATTAGACGTAGTTGGATCAATAGATCCAGATAACAGTAAAACTATTGTAATTGATGAATCTGTAGTACCAATGCCTGAATTAAGTTCTCAAACAGAACAAGATGCCGCAAAAGAACGTGAAAAAGTTACTGGCAACAGACCTTGGGTAGCTAAATTTATGGGGAATCAAAATTATGATATAACAGAAGTTGGTGGTGGTGGTGATTGTTTATTTCATGTCGTAAGACATGCATTAGGTACTATAGGTAAAAGAACTAGTGTATCAAAACTACGAACATTATTATCTAAAGAAGCTAGTGAAGAAATTTTTCAGTCTTACAAAACAATTTTTGATAGTCTCAAACCTTCTTTACAAGAAAATAAACAAAGAAAAAAGGCTCTTGTTACTGAAAACAAAAGATTAAAAGAAGAATTAAAAAATACAAATGATAGATCAAGACAATTAGAAATTATTGATAGAGCAAAAGAATTAAAAGCTGAATATGCAAAAATTAAAAAAGAAGATCAATCTACAACATCTATGTACAATGAATATAAATTCATGGAAGGTGTGACTAATCTACAAGGTTTCAAAGATGTAATTAAAACGTGTAAATTCTGGGCAGAAACTTGGTCTATATCTACATTAGAAAGAGCTTTAAATATTAAATTAATATTATTGAGTAGACAACACTACATTCATGGTGATATGGCAAATGTCCTACAATGTGGTCAATTAAATGATGCAATATTACAACAATTAGGTATTTTTGAACCAGACCATTATATTATTGCAAATTATACAGGTGCACATTATCAATGTGTAGAATATAAAAGTAGAGCTATATTTAAATTTAAAGAATTGCCTTATGATCTTAAACTAAAAATATGTGATAGATGTATGGAAGGATCTGATCAAGCTGGACCTTATCAAATAATACCAGATTTTAAACATTTTTGTAGTGAAGTATCAGGTAGATCAGTAACTGATGATGATGACGATATAGATGACGACCCTAGTCCATCTAAAAGTCTAGAAGGTGAAAACCTGCAAGGAGACTTATATGATGATAATATAGTTTTCCAATTTTACTCAAAAAGTTCTGATACTGCTCCAGGTAAAGGTAGTGGGGAAAAAATACCAGTTGGTAAAATATCAGAATTTAAAGATCTATCGCAAGTAGATAATTGGAGGAAAATGCTTTCTAATTTTGCTATAGCTAGTTTTGAATGTGATGGTAAAGAGTGGTTAACGGTTGAACATTTCTATCAAGGTTCTAAATTTAAAAATACTAACGGTGAAAATGGATTTTATGATCAATTTTCTTTAGATTCTCAATCAGAAATTTCTAAAAATCCAGGTATGGCTAAGTGTGCTGGAGGTAAAACTGGTAAATGTAAAGGAAAACTAGTAAGACCTAAAGATGTAGTAATGGATGTAGATTTTATGGGTGATAGAAGAGATGAAACAATGGAAAAAGCAATGTACTCTAAGTTTACACAAAATCAGGAATTTAAAACTATGTTGTTAGCAACAAAAAATGCAAAATTAGTACATTTTGTTAGAGGTTCACCGGTTGATGTATTTTATGATTTGATGAGAGTTAGAAAAAGAATAAAAGAAGTATCTAAATAATTCTTACTATAAACAATTTAAGTAAATATATTGTATACTATTATAAATAGTATTATGCAGTTATCATCAGAATCACATAAATTTATGATATTCTTAACAAAAAACTATACCAAACAAGATAACATTAAATATGAAGATAAAGTTTTTAAAAATACAATAAAAACTTTATTCAATGATTTAAATAATGCTTCTTCATGGGCTAATATAACATTTGATGAAACAAAAGTTATAATTAATAAAATAGATATAGTAAGTCAGATTCCAAGACCAGACGGTTTCAATTCTAGATGGATAGATACTGAAGTTAAAACACATATATTTAATAATTCTTCCTACAAATTAGGTTACAAGTTTAAACTTAATGAGAGAAATATTAAAATTACTTTTATAACTGAAAACAATGCTATAGATAATATCAAAATGTATCATAGATATATTATTGATATTATGACTTGGATAAGCATAGCAGATAAATACTCATGTAATCACTGTGGTAAAACATTAAAAATATATTTATACATGACCAGTTTACATAAAACATTACCTCAAAATCGTTGGGATACAATTTCTAGTATGGAAGTCAATAGTGGACTAAGCGATATGTGTAGAAGAGAATCAGAGATAATCATATTTAGAAAAGAAGAGTGGTTCAAGTTATTGATTCATGAAACATTTCATAATTATGGATTAGATTTTTCAGTAATGAATATCAACATTTTAACTGACATTATGAAAGACAATTTCAATGTTAATTCGGAATTTTTAATGTTTGAGACTTATACAGAATTTTGGGCGCGACTTATAAATGTTGTATTTTGCACCTACAAGATATGCGAAGAACACAAATTTAAAGATTTTTACATGTATTTTCAAGTAATTTATTATTATGAAAGACTATTTTCTATTCTACAATGTTGTAAGATCTTAAGTTTTATGCAGCTAACATTTGATATGATAGTTAGTAAAAAAGATAAAAATATATCTTTACAACTTTATAAAGAAAGCACGAATGTATTTCCTTATTATGTAGGCGTATCTTTATTAATGATAGATCCAATAAAATTTGTTAATTGGTCTAACAATAATAATATAAATATGTTTAGATTTCAGAAAACTGATGAAAAGATTGTATCATTTGGAAACTATATAGTAGACGAGTCCAACAATGAAAATAATAAAAAAATTTATAATAAAATGTTGAAATTAATACCAAAACTAAAAGACACTCTAAAAAAATCAACTAGAATGACTATGTGTGAAACTAAATAGAAACAGTTTTCCATTCAGAGATACTATTAATTACTGTAGTTTTATCTATATTAATTAATTTAACTTTACCTCTCCATGTACCAACGACAAACCATGTGTTAGTATATTTTTTATACTCATTGTTACCATCGTCAAATACAACAACGCCTACTTCTTTATCATAATTTGGTTGGAAAATTTTCCAATTACTCATGTTCTATTCTATATTATCATTTAATCTTAAAATACTTTTCTAATGATATTAGACTAATTTCGCAAAAAATTGAAAAGATTAACACTTTTAAATTAAGAGTCATTTAAGACAATAATTATGGGAATTCAATATCTAAATAGAATTATTCGCACTTATGCAAGTAGAGGAGTTCGTGAGATACCTCTAAGATCTTTAAAAGGCAAAACATTAGCAGTAGATACAAGTATATATTTATACAGGTATCAGGCCGAAGAAGCTTTAATAGAAAATATGTATTTAATGATATCACTGTTTAGACATCATGATATAACACCAGTATTCGTATTTGATGGGGAACCTCCTGCTGAAAAAAGAGAACTACTAGAAGAAAGAAAACGTGACAAAGAACTAGCAAAAGAACGGTGGTTAGAACTAGAAAAAGAATTAAACAATAATAATAAGAATGATGATGAAGATAAGATTAATGAAATTATTGAAGAAATGGATAAAGAGAAAAAGAGATTTGTAAAAATATCACGAAAAGACATTAATGATGTAAAAAATCTTATGACAGCATACGGTGTCAATATGATAGAAGCTGAAGGTGAAGCAGATCAAGTATGTGCTAAACTTGTTCAAAAAAAATTAGTTGATGGATGTCTTAGTGAAGATATGGATATGTTTGTTTACGGATGCAATAAAGTATATAGATATTTAAGTTTACTTAACTCTACTGTAGTACAGTATGATTTAAAAAAAATTCTTGAATGCTTAAATCTTACAATAAAAGAGTTCAAACAAATATGTATATTATCTGGAACGGATTATAATATTCATTTAGACGAACAAGTAAATATTTACAGTGCTCTAAAATTATTTGGTAAATTTAAAAAACGTCATGGAGAAGATTTCTTTGGATGGTTAAACGAAACTAATAGAATTAGTGATTATTATAAGTTAAATGAGGTATATGATATGTTTGATATTTATAAAATAGACTTAAATTTTAGTAAGAGTAGGTTTCGTAATAAGTTTTATGATAGTAAGGATGTTAGAAATATTATGAAAACCAACGGATTTATATACGTAAACTAAAATATAAAATTCATATTTTTTTTATGGAATTATATTATAATAACATATGTCTTCTAAAACTAAAAGCAATAATATTGAAAATTTTCCAGTAAGTAAAGAAAATACTCCTTTGTTATGTTGGTATGCAAGTGTATTATGTAGACTTGCATATGATCCACCTATGTTATATCAATTAGGTTTAATAGAAGTAATAGATATTTTAAAAGATAAAGGGTATTTAGATTCTATAATAAATCAAATATATGCTGCATCTTTTGCTTCCGACCAACAAGCTTTTATAAATGAGTTAAAAGATAAAAGTAAAATGAAACCATTATCTTTAATAGCAAATGAAATAAATGAACGACTAGAAGCTTTAAAAAAAACTGTATATTCCAATCAAGGTATATCTGAACCTAAAAAACCTGATGCTAAAAAAACTAAATTAAGTGGAGGTGCTAAAAAAATGACACTTGATAACTTAAGTAGTAAAAGTTTTGAGCGTCTTAGAAATTCTAGTGATAGTAATATTAGAACTATATTTATACAAAGTAATCATGATGAAAATTTATATATAACTGCTGATAAACGTACTAATAGTATATATGTTACTTTTAGAGGCACACAATCCATAAAAAACGCTTTATCTGACGCTAATATTTTACCTTACAAGGGATGTGATGGAAATTTATTAAATGAACTAAAAGGAGGATTTTCACTCAAAAAAATGAAAGAAAGTGCTTCTAGAATGAGTAAAAAAGCCAAAGATAAAGCATCTAATATGAAAAAAACAATGAAAAACAAATTTAAATCAACTGAAATAAAATATTTTGGTGGTGTTTCTAGTTTAATTACATCTACTATCAATACTGTAATGTATTCTATTATACATTTATGTAAAACTTTTTTACATACACAATCAACTCCCGATGCAGCAGGTCAAGTTCAAGTTTTTTGTTTTGGACATTCATTAGGAGGGGGTTTAACTACTTATTTTTCTTGGTTATTTCCAGGAGCATATAATAAGTTTACTGACGATGAAAAGAAATATTTAAAACCATCTGTAGTTTGTATATCTAATGCTGCTCCTAGAATTTTAAATTTAATGACAATGAATAAATATGTTGATATGATGAAACAAGGTATGGTTAAATATTTAAGACAATGGACAAAAGGAGATTGGGTTGCTAAAGTACCTCCTCAAAAAAGCGGTTATTATCATCCAAAAGATTCATCACTTACTACAACATTTGAAACAGCTAAGTATTGGAATACTACAGGTTTAAAAAGAAATCCTAAAAAACCATTAGATGGTAAATTTGGTGCTAGTACTGGTAGATTAGGTATGTCAACAAGTTTAGCTGCTCATTGTTGGCAACAGTATGTAGATTTTTGGCCAGTGGTAAAAGGTTTTACTCTAGGTTCTGATCAAACTTCTAAGAAATCTGCAAATAAAAGTGGAGAGAAAGTAGTTGGTAAGAAGGTTACTATTAATCTTGTTCTTATTGGTGAAGGAGAAACAGTAGTTAAATCTATAAATAAAAATATTGGGATTGAAAGTATTGACTCTAGAGAGAATAATCCAAAAAAAAAGCCTCTAACACTTAAAATAGATTCTCAAGTAAAAGATTACCAGTGGTATTTAAAAAATATAATTAATACTTTAAATGATGGTAATGTTTCTGTGAAAGATCAACCTCTTGAACCTGTTGGTAATGTACCAGATGCTAAAGGTTATAATTTTGCTACAGGAACTTGTACAATGTATCAAAAAGGTATTACCGCTGATTCTGATACAGCAGATCCACAAGCAATAATTAACCAGAAAGGAGGAGGTGTTACGTGTCATGGTGAAGCAGATTGGCGAGGAATAAATGAAAGTGGTGAAGCAGATGCAGAATTTTTCAACTTTTTAGAATTAGGTTGTAAAAAATATTGGGATTTATGGACGTATCCTCTTATGGATGATGGTATAATGAATTCAGCTTTATGGAAAGAAGAAAATAAAGACGATATATTACGTTTACTAGAAAATATAATTCAAGTTAGAACTAAGGGCGTAATGGACGCATTAAATCGTGGAGCACGAGATGCGCAAGAAGATCGTGGAGCACTTCGTGATGCCCATACCAGAGTATTAGCATATGTAAGTCAATTAAAAAATTTAATTGAACAGAATGGTATTAACTTTCATACTAAATTAAATCAATGGGACGAAGACGATGATGGTGAGTTTAATATTACTGAAACAGAAGGTTTTGCTGGAATAAGTAGTGAGATACAAAATATGTCTAATCCATCAAACGAATTAAACCGTCATGTTGGTGGAGCACAGCAATATAAAAATCCTGGTACCATGATTTTTGATGATAATGATGATAATAATAATTTTGCTCCAGGAACTGAAGTAACACTAGTAAATGGTAATCCTGATGGACATAATAATGGGATTATTATAGAAAATAATAATGATGGCACATATGAAGTAGAAATGCACTATCCTAATGATGAAGGAGTAGTTACAATACGCAACAATGAAATTAGATTAAATAATGATGCAGGTAAAAATAAACATAAACGTGGATCAAGAAAAAGAAAACATAGGAAACGGACGCGTAAAAATAAAAGAAAACATAGAAAAAGTAGAAACAGTAGACTACCAAAATTAACTAGACGTATACCATATAAAAAATATAGTTAATAATATAGTATGAATTGGTTAGCTGATATATTTATAGGATTTTGGATATTATATTGTGGTACTTTTTGTTGTATGGCTGGATATTCTTCAATAGTAGAAGAATGGTTTTGTAGAAATAGGATACCAGAATGGAGACAGAGAATAATATATCATTTCAGACCAAATTATGATATAGTTATAGATGAAGAAAATGTTATTGTATAAGTATTTGAAATAACTGCAATAAATAAAATTGTTTAATTGTAATTTTATTTATTATTTATTATTATTAATAATTTAATTAATTGCTTGTAGCAAAGGTGGTAGATCCAGCCTTAGCAAAATGAGGGCTCATGTACTTCTGAAGATTAAAGTAGGTAAGCTCCTCACCAGCACCAATGTTCAATAGACCCTTGAGTTTGGCATCAGGACGAATAATACGACCATTATTCTTGTCTTGGAGCTTATGTTGACGGATATAACCGTTGATCTCACGAGTGACCTCAGTACGAGCCATCTCAGTACCCTGAGGCTTTCCAAGGAATGCAGCTAGGGCAGGACTAATAAGAGTAGGTTTTACGAATCCGCTTGGTGCGCGGTTTCCACTCTTACGCTTTTTCTTAGCAGCAGCTTTTGTTGCGGCTTTAAGCTCACGAGTAGCTTTCTTCTCAAGAGCACGGAACTCACTCTTAAGAGCACTCATGGCAGCACATACCTGTTGGAGTTTGGCCATAAAATCAGTGAACTGCTCAGCGAGCTCACTTCCTGGAGTAGAGACAGAAGAGCTTACACTCTTAGAGTCATCAGTTGTAGCTGAAGCAACTACTTCTACAGGCTCGGTTTTCTTTGAAACAGTCTTAGTGACTTTCTTAGCTTTGCTGACCTTTTTGGCAGACTTAGAATCAGATCCGCTCTTGGCGGCTTTAGTGGTTGAGGCTTTCTTTGGCATCTTATAAAATACTATAATGACTATTTTTTAAGTGATTTAACGCAATAATATATTTATTGTGATGATAACTCCTGTTAAAGATTTCCTAAAGTTTTTATT